GCATCAATAATGGCAATGCTGCAATGCAACAGTTTGGCGATAGCGAGCTGTCAGAAATACAGCTAGCTGATGGCCGTCTCTTAGGTGACCATCCCGGCATTATTAAGATGATGGTGAATGTAAGCGAGTTCATTAACAACAAAATTGGTGAAGACAGCCTGGTAGGCACTAAGACATCCGGCGGCCTGACGCCAGATGATGCAAGGGAAAAACTTGCAGAGATTAGAGCCCCTAGCTCGCCATACTGGGATCAGCGCCATCCTGAGCACGGTTTTTATGTGCAGGAAGGGCTGAGGTTCCAGGAGATGTTAAATGTCGGAGCATGAAGATAGAGAGTTCCGATTAGAAGTTCTGCGGCTAACGATGGAAACCGGCGCACAAACCGTTATCCAGAACCCGTTAGAGCAGGCTGAAAAGAATTTGCAATGGTGTTTAACGCCGATTGATAAGCCACTGGCCCAATCAGCAAAGGCACTAAGCAAGAAACCCGGACAAGCTGCATAGCCCCGGTCGGCGCACCGTAATGCAAAAACCTTTGTCCGTCATTCCGGCGGGTAGCAAGCAATTTTAACTGCAACGCAAAGGGAGACATTCATATGTCTGCACAAATCACCACCGCGTTTTCCCAGCAGTTTAGCGCCAACGTACAGCTGCTTTCTCAGCAGACCGGCTCGATCCTTCGGGGCGGCGTCGAAGAGGAATCAGTAGTCGGAGAAAAAGCTTTCTTTGACCAGGTTGGAGCAGCCGCTGCGATTAAACGCACATCACGCCATTCGGACACACCGATGGTTGAAACACCCCATTCCCGTTACCTGTTAGCGGCCTAATATAGAAATATATTTTGAAGAACCTAGTGAACTCAGGGGAAGCCTTACTGAGGTAATCCTGAGCGAAGCCCAGCAATGGGAACGTGCAACGATCATCCGAGGAATCGGAGTAGGGTCAAGCGACCCGAAGCGCTAGGCACCCGAAAGGGTGATGATATGATCTGAACTATGTGGCGACACATAGCAGCGAAAGCGGTCTTGGTTTAGCGAGCTAAGGCGAACATAATTGAGAATGGTTACAATGGAAGCCTATGAGTGGGCTGACTTAATTGATGACGCTGACAAAGTACAGATGCTCATTGATCCAACAAGCACATACGCCAGAGCAGCAGCAGCTGCAATGGGTCGTGCGATGGACGATGCAATCATCGAAGCAGCAATCGGCGCATCACTGACCGGCAAAGCTGGCGCAACAAGCACTTCTATGCTTAGCGCAAACCAGATTGCCAATGGTTCAGCTGACTTAACACTGGCGAAGCTAATCACGGCCAAGAAAACTCTTGACCTTGGTTCAGTTGACCCATCAATCCCACGTCATATTGCTGTGGGGCCAGACCAAGTTGAGGCGTTGTTAAACACCACATCTGTAACTAGCTCTGACTTTAATACAGTCAAAGCCTTAGTACAGGGTGAAATTAACACATTCATGGGCTTTCAGTTCCATGTAACAACACGCCTATCGAAGACTGGCAACATTCGTAGCTGCTTTGCTTGGGCCCAAGATGGCATCAAATTAGCAGTTGGCAAAGACGTAAACTCACGCATCGATGAGAGAGCTGATAAGTCTTATTCTACTCAAGTGTATTACTGCGCCCAGTTTGGCAGCACTAGAATGGAAGAAGCTAAGGTTGTTCAAATCGACTGTGATGAATCAGCATAAGGGAGCTTAGAAAATGACTACTAAAAATTCAGACTTAGTGGCTAACTTTGAAGCTAGCCCTCATGTGTTCAGTGATGCTCGGAATCTGCACGGCGTTATCCGTATTGCTTCTGGGAACATTGAGCTGGTAGCTGGTGACAGCACTAACGATGACATTGTAATGCTTGCCCCAATCCCCACCAACGCAAACATAATTAGCTTGCGAATGGGTGCGGATGGCTTGGGTGGAAGCTGTACATACAATGTTGGTGCTTACACATCTGCCGGCGTTGTTGTTGACGAAGATTGTTTTGCCACGGCTGTTGCCGACGGCGCAGCAATCGCAGAACTACGCTATGAAGTGCTTGACCTAAATACAACAGGTCAGAAGCTACACATCATAGCGGGTGCAGCAGCAAGCGATGCAGTTGACCCAGGTGGTTACTACTATATCGCTGCAACATTTGCAGCAAATGGCGGTACAGCTGGCGATATGGCGTTCATCATTGAGTACGTCGTAAACTAAAAATCAGGCCAGCTCAGCAATGGGCTGGCCTTTTCTTTTAAGGAATTTTTCATGGCATCAGTCGTTGATATTTGTAATAGCGCGCTGAATCAGATCGGCGCGTCCAATATTATTGCGCTCACTGAGGATAGTAAGGCGGCACGGTTATGTAACCAGCGCTATGAATTTGTGCGTGATGCTACCTTCCGGGCGCACCCCTGGAACAGCTTGACGACCAGAGTTGCTCTAGCGCCGGACACTGCAACGCCTGTGTTTGAGTTCACAAAACAATTTACACTGCCAACAGACCCGTTTTGCCTGCGGGTGCTGGGGCTGAGCGATGCTAATATTCTATACCGTATCGAGGGGCGCAAGCTGTTGTGCAATGAAAGCACAATACAAATGCTATATATAGCCCGGGTTACAGACATAAATGAATATGACCCACTGTTAACTGAAACGCTCGCCGCAGCTCTTGCATCAGACCTCGCCTATCCGCTCGTCGGCTCATCAGCGCTCGGCGCTAATATGTACAGCCTTTATCAGACAAAACTGACAGAGGCCCGGTTTGTTGATGCGACTGAGGACAACGCAATTAACACATCTGTTGTGAATGAAAGCAGAACCGTCGCTGCTGATACCTTCATAAATTCGAGGTTTTAATGGCTAAGGCGTCACCAGCGTTTACGAATTTTACAGCCGGGGAGCTGAGCCCAAGGCTCGATGGCCGGACGGACCTGCAAAAATACTTCAATGGCTGTAAGAAATTACAGAACCTCATAGTCCATCCGCATGGCGGCGCTAGCCGGCGCCCCGGCACTATCTTTGTGCGCGAGGTCAAGAACAGCGCTCACAACGTGCGCCTCATTCCTTTTGAGTTTAATGTCGAGCAGACCTATATCTTAGAGTTTGGTGACGATTACTTTCGGATTCATAAGGATGGCGGAACCGTCGTTGATGGCAGTAGCAACCCTATCGAGGTCACCACGCCGTACGCACATACCGACCTTTCCGGGCTCAAATTTACGCAGAGTGCTGATGTTATGTATGTGGCGCACCCTGACTTTGCGCCCCGCAAGATAACCAGAACCAGTCACACAGCTTGGACAATCACAGAGGTCGTCTTCCTAAGAGGCCCATTCCAGGACGAAAACACAACAGCAATAACATTCTTAGCATCTGGGCGCACTGGTAATGTCAATGTGACAGCAAGCGCGAATACTTTTGTCAGCTCAGACGTTGGCCGTCTTATCAAAGTTCATGATGGTGTAACGAAAATCACAGGGCTAACTAGCGCTACTGTTGTTGCAACAACGGTGCAAACTAACACAGATGGACGCGCAGAGCTTATGCCAGCCTATGCAGCCACAACGCTGTCAGCCCATGAAGGTGACCCGTCATCGACTGGGCTAGAACACAATGACCGCTATCAAGACAGCGCTGGGCAGTTCGTAGAGCAGGGCTTTAAGGTCGGGCAGAAGGTTACTGTCACCGGTTTTACGACAGGCGCGAATAACCAGTCATCAGCGATTATTGTTAAAGTTACTGAAGATACACTGCTTCTAGCGCCCAGCTCCGACCTTGTCACTGAGGTTGCCGGTGACAGCGTGACGATAAGCGGCGACCTTGCTGCGAACACAGACTGGGCACTGGGCGCCTTTTCAACAACTACCGGGTTTCCCTCTGCTGTTGCTTTTTATGAACAGCGTCTTGTGTTTGCCTCAACCACAGCACAGCCGCAAACTTTGTTTTTCTCTGTGGGTGGTAGTTTTGAGGACTTTGCTGCCGGCACCGACGCCGATGACGCGCTGACATACACGCTGGGCTCAAACCAGGTAAACATCATTAGATACCTACAGGCTGGCCGTGTGCTGCTTGTCGGCACTTCTGGCGGTGAGTTTGTGGTTACAAGCTCCGAGGACGCCCCTCTGAGCCCTACAAACGCCGTGGTTAAACGTCAGGC